TCCGGAACTCGCGCGAGCTAGCGCGCGAGGGACCGCGTTGCGTCTAGCGTTAGACGCAATCAGCTACCGGTGTCGCCGACGATGCCGGTAAGGTCGGTGTACAAGGTGCCGTCGGTCTCCGGGAACAGCTTGACGGTGATCTTGTAGACGCGCAGGGCGTCCTCGGCGTCGGTCACGTCGTCAACCTTGTCGACGCGCGCACGGTGCACGATGCGCCGCTTGCACTTGTCCCCCTCGCGGGTCTCGAAGCCAATCGAGAAATCGACGTACTTCGGGACCTTGACGGTGGCCGTGGTCACGCCCGCGGCGGTGACCGGCGGGGCGCTGCCGGGGTTCACGAGAGAGAATGTGGTCGGGTTGTCCTCCAGCGCCGAGAACGTGATGGTGCGGGTGTGCTGGCTCTTGGTGGAGGCAACCAGGATGCTGCCCCACGCATAGAAGTCGTTCGACTGCTCGTCGCGCGACTCCACGAAACCGTCTGAGCCGTCGAGCAGGCCAACGGCCGTCCAGCCGGTCGCCCATGGGGCAGTGACATCGGTAGGCACGGCCGCAGCTGATGTGAGGTCGACGTAGACGTCTGCGCCGTCCCATACGCCAGCGTTAAGCGCGTCTCCGCTCATGCTGAAACTCCTTACGTAATTGGGCGCAGACGCGCCGTGATCGTGAATGCTGATAGCGGCCGACCCGTGTCGGGGTCGGTGGTGGATGTCGGGCCTGTGCCGGGTAGCGGCCGGCGCATCGCGGCGTTGCCGGGGAAGGCGAGAAGCAGTGAGCGCAGCCGACGGGCGAGCAGTTCGCCTTCGGCCTCGGTGTCGTGCCAGACCGCGATGCGGGCGTTAACAGTCTCTTGGACTTGCCACGGTATGGCCGTCGAGTCCACGCTCACGCGGACGTACGGCAGCGTCGGAGTTGAGTCGGTCGGGATCTCGTCCAGGCGCTTGGTCCCGTACGTCGCGGCCGGCTCCGCCGCGCGGAGCACCGCGAGCAATTCGGCCCGCGGGTCCGCGAAGAAGATTGGCTCGGTCATCGCTTTGCCTTCCGCCGCTTGACCTTCAGCCCGATCTCGCCCGCCGCAGACGCAAGCACCCCGTACTTAGCTTCGATGCCCATGCCGGCCGGGTGCTGGAGCGTGACTCCTACTGCCGCACGGTCGGTTGTGTACGGCTCGACTTCCACAGGCACGTCATGCGCTACCACCGACGGGTCCTCTTCCGCAATTCCGCGGATGTCTTCGGCGAGCGCTTCGATCTCGTCGGCAACCTCGGCGCTCTTCAGCACCTCGGCAACGCCCGCGGTGTCTAGGTAAATCTTTGTGACAAGCGGCATTCAGGAGCCCTCCAGTTGCGTGAGCTTGACCCTGATCAGCACGACCCGCGACGGAGAGCGCGCCGGCTCGGGCTTGCCGTCGATGGCGTACGTGTACGGCGCGATGCTCAGCCGGTCACCCTTGAGAACCGGCGCGGTCGCGGGCAGATAGCAGGTGTCGCGCTTCCCGTTGAGGAAACCCGCCACGGTGGCCACCGTCTCCGGCGTGTCCCACGATGCGCCGGGGTTGCCGTACGCGTCTGTGCCGGCCGCGCGGAGGATCGCTACCGTGTCCGGGAATCTCACTCCAGCCCCCAGAAATAGAGGGCCGGGTCAACGTACGGTTGGTCGAACGGCGCAGGGGTGCGCACGCTGTACGCCCCGCCGGTCTTCGCGTCCGCGGCACGGCGCACGGTGAGCGCTTCGGAATCCGTGAGGTAAACCTCGGTGTTCTTCTGCGACAGTTGGTACCCGTAGTCACCGATGGTCTCGGACGTGTACCCGTTCGGGTTGTTGTACGCCCGGAGTGCCGCGGTGCGGCACACCACGGCAACCACCGGCGGCGCCGTGAGGGTAACGCCATCTACGTCAACCCAGTCGGTGTTTGCAACCTCCCGGATGATGGCCGACGCGTCGTCTAGGTTGGCCTGTGCCCTCGCCAAGTCCAGACCGGAGAGCGACCCGACGACAACGCCGAGCCGCACCTCCAAGTCTTGGACTGTGGCGAAAGGAGGCAGCGACATGAGGTCTTACCTCCTCGCTAGTTGGTGGGATCTCGCCCCAGGGCCGGGGTAGGCGATCAGGCCGGAGTGGTCGCGCCGTCAACCCGGATGACACCGGTCACGGACTCGACTGCACCAGTCGTCGCGTTGATGTGCTTCATAGGCACGACCGAGCAACCAAGGAAGGTGCTCAGGATCGAGCGGTCCTGGAGAATCGTCGAGTCGTAGTCCTGAATCCACCGGACCGCGAAGCCGTCCGCCGCCTGCGACGCGCCGAACGCAACCCCGTCCGGCACCCGCGGCGCCCGCACGGCCAACACGACCGCGTCACCGTGGTAGAAGATCATCTCAAGGTCGCCCAGACGGTTGTCTTCGATGACGTCGAAGCCGCGCACCCGACCCGCAACAGCGTTCCGCAGTGCGTCAGTAGACCCGCTCTGCGATGCGTCGGTCAGCGTGGAGGACGCAAGCAAGTCGGCGTAAACCTGGGTGCCGACGGCCGCGTACAGGTTGGTCTGCGGCAGGCCCAAATCGCGCAGCTTCTTACGCGCCGCAACGAAGGTCGCGGACGGGTTGGCAGCACTGTAAGGAACGGTGGTGTCCTCGGCAACTGCCTGGAGGGTCGATACGGCAAGGTTCTCGATGAACTCGCCCAGCGCGGTCACCTGCGGCGCCAAAATCTGGCGGGCGAAGTCCACGATGTTGAACTCAAGCTCTTCGTCCGACACCGGCACGGCGCTGTAAGCCATGGTGTTGAGCGGAACGGCAATCGTGGTTTCAGTGACGTTGTCCAGCGTGATTGCAGTGTTCGTGCTCAGGTTGCGGCTACGCGCCAGCAGCGACGCCGGCACCCGCACGTTAACGGTCGTGCCGCGCCCGTGACCGTAGTCAGCCTCGTAGCTGCGGGAGAAGGTGCGCGCCAGCGCGACGTCGCTGCGCAGCAGAGACAGGCTGGTAGCCACGACCTGATTCGGGTCGACAAAAGTGTTCGGCCCCGGGTTGGTGGAAGTCATTTCCTACGTCCTTTGTGGAGGGTTAGTGAGAACGGGGGTGCCTCAACGGCTCCGGGCGGCCTTCGCCACGGCGTCGGCGTCGAATGCCGCTGCGTCGCTGTTGCCGCCGTGACCTGGCACGAGTCGCGCGGCCGGTCGACCGGGTAGCGCGGGCGTGCTGGTCTGTCCGCCGGAACCGATCTCTTCGGCCAGCTCCTTTGCGCTGGCTGCGATCTCTTCGGCGGTAGAGCCGCTGATGAACTTGCGGAGCCGCTTCGGTACGTCGAACTCGTCCGCGGCGTCGCGGATCGCGAGCGCCCGTTGTGCCTTCGACAAGTCCTCTTCGGACTTCGCCGCGCGCTCCTGGAGCTTCTGAAGCTCGCTCTTTTCGGCGTCTTCGCGCTCGGCGATCTTCGCCAGCGCCGCGTCACGAGCGGCCTTCAGCTTCTCCATGTCTGCGCGCAGGTTGGCTACGAGCTTTTCCGCGCGCTCTTGGTTGAACTCGCCGTCCCACTTCGGCGCCTGGCCGGTCGGGGGCTCGTTCGCGTTGCTGGCGGTCCCGCCATCGGTGGCCGGTGCGCCGGTTGGGTCGGTCATTTCTCGTCCCTCCTGGAGACGTAGCGCGGGAACCTGCCCGCGTGTGGGTTTGTGGTGCGGTAGCCCTGTGTGGGCTAGGACTGGGCGGTGTACGCCCTGCGGAAGGCGTTGATGGCTGCCCGTCCGCTGTATCCGGTCGTCGAAGACGCCCAGAGGTCCGAGTACTGCCGTGCGTTGCCCGGCCACTCCTGGTCTCGGGAGTAGACGGGCTCGGGGTGGCACCCACACCCGTTGTGGAAGTGCTTTCCCTCGCCTGCGCTTTCCGCGGTCTGGTAGACCGGCCCGCGGCTCGCGAGCATGGCGCAGAACGCGCACGGGTGACCGTCGGTGACTCGCTGCCAGCCGAGCGCAAGGCGATCACGCGCTACGGTGTTGAAAGTCGTGTCTCGGCCGCCGTTGGCGACGAGCCGATACACCGCCCCGGCGGTCTTGCCGCTCGCAAGTCGCATCGCTTCGGCTAGGTCTACCCCGCGCGCTAGCGACTGCTTGACCGCTACCGGACCCGTTACGAGCAACGAGATTGCGGCTTGCTGCGCGTCAACTAGACCGGCGTACGCCACGTCCGGCACATCCGCGAACACGTCGAGCGCCTCGCGGTGCGTGAGGTAGTACGCACCGGCCGATGCCACACACTTGCGGCGGTAGGCGTCTATGACCTGACGCATGACCGCGAGGTAGCGCACGAAGGACGTGTCCAGTGCGGACGGGTCGAGCAGCGTGTTAAAGGCGACCAACGCCGCCCCGGACGCCTGCCCGGATGCTTCAGCTTGTGCGATCCGGTAGGCGTCCGTTAGGCGTTGCGCCGTAAGCGCCGTCATGCCGCCGGAGCGGGTGCGGGGCTAACTGCGGGCTGGCCCGGGGCCGGAGGGACGGCGGGCGTCGCCTGGCGACCGAGTGCCGCCGCGATTGCGGCCAGCCCGTCGCCGGAGTTGGCCATCCCGCGCCAGCGCTCGATGTCCTGGTCCGTGACATCCGGGATGCGTTCCCATGCCGCCTCGTTGGGGACGCCGAGCATTTGCACCATCTTGCCGAGAGCATCGACAGTCGCGGCCAGCGAGCGCGCCTCGGTGTCGCGCCAGCGAACCTGTGCGCTGGTGTCCTCCGCGGCGGCCTTGTTGCCATCCGCGAGCGCCGCTAGGCGAAGCTCTTGCTCACGCGGCTCCGCGAAGAGCGTCGCGAACTCCTCTGCCTTGGCGGTCTTCGTGTTGTCCAGCGCGGCGAGCGCTTCGGCCGCGAGGTTGTTCAGGTCACCCGTCAGCACGTGCGGACTCGTCTGCGCGATGGCTGCGAGAGTCTTTACGCTGCTGTCGTACGCCTTCAGATGACCGGTTACGTCGGTCTGGTCAAAGTCGCCGAACTTGGCGTCCGGGTTGTCATTGATCCAGAGGCGGTTTACTGCGGCCTCGTACGGCTCGATCGGCTTGCCGAAGTTGGGGTTCGGAAGCGGGTTTCCGTCTTGGTCGTGCCGGGGCTCGCCCGTCACGGGGTCAATGACGAATTCGTTCGTGTCGGAGGGAATGACCATGCCGGTCGCCCAGCGCTGGCGGAACGACGCGTACTGAAGTGCGATCAAGAGCTGGAATACGGCCTCGTTGATTCGGTCCTGAATCTTGATCAGCGGCTCGATAATCCCGCACGCCTCGCCGTCCAGCCGATCGCGGAAGCGGATGAACGGCGTCACGCCAAGGCCGTGGTCGTTCGTCTCCTCCAGCACGAGCCCCGGGCCGTCGTCCGACTTGACCGTACTGAAGACGTACTCGCTCGTGGCGTCGTAGAGCTTGTAGACCTTCGCGCCGTCCATCCGGCTACCGGAGTGCAACAGGCCGAACTGCGGGTAGTCGTCGTCGTCGTCCTCGTACCACGCGAGCGAGCGCGTGGGTGACAGCGGCCGAATCAGGGGCGCGGGCTTGCCAGGAAGTACGAGGTCGTACGACGCGCCGTACTCCAGGGCACCGCGGTAGGACACGCTCTGCCGCGCGTCCATTCCGTTTGCCTGCCAGTACCGCCACGCCTCCGCGTTCTGCGCCGACTTCGTGCCGCGGTAGCCGTCCACGTACAGCGCCTTGACGAACGTGTCCGAGATAAGTGGCAGCCAGTTGGTAATGCTCTTGTGCGCCAGTAGCCGGTACTCGGTCGTTGCGCCGCGCGGCATGTACGGCAAGTCGTGGTGTCCGCGAAGATACCGGCGCACCTTGCCCAGCCGTCCGCGGCGGGGTTCGAGGTCAGCCGTAAGCTGGTCAATAAGCTCGCGGGCCAACGAAGTGACCACGCCATCTGCCATGGCCACGTCGGAACTCCTTATCGTTAGAAGCTGATGAAGTTGCCCGCTGGGCGCTGGGCAAGTACGCCGCTGCCGAGTACCGCGGTGCGCGCCATGCGCGCGAGTAGCAGCGCGGCCAGCGCGTCAACCTTGTGCGGGCTTTCGCGCCCTGCCTTGCCGAACGAGATGCCGTACCGGCCCGGCCGGCGGCGCGCGTTGTAGACGTGGTCGCTCAAGCGCGGGTCGTGCGCGTGCGGGATCTCGCGCTCTACGATGGCGCGGTTAAGCGCCTCGGTGGCCCGGGTGATGTCCGCTTGGTGTGCGCGCATGTCGAGCGCGACGGCGTGTTTGGTGGTCGCCTTGACCTTCAGCCGCTCGCCGTACTGCGCACGCCAGGCGTCCACGTCGGTTTCCCACTCGGCTACGTCTGAGAAGAACGCAACAACGTCAAGCGTCGCGAACGCCTCGTCCACACAGCCGCGGACTAGGGCCTTATCGACTTCCCAACCGTTACCGTCCGGGCCGGCGGGTTTTTCCCAGATGCCAAGCAGGAACGCGGCGCCGTCACTCAGTCTCACGGCGACGAGCGCGCTGCTGTCGTCGGTCCGGCCGCCGTCAAAGCCAAGGGCTACGCGGTCTCCGCGCTTCCATTGGCCGTGCGGGGCGCGCTTCAGTGGCGCTGCCTCGGGGTTGCTGTCCCACTCGTGGGGCGCTACCCACGCGTCCGCGGCGGCTACGATGTTGTTCAGGTAGAACCGGCGCGCGTCCTCGGGCGGCGTGTCGGGCGAGTAGATCTCGGACACGAGCGCGTCATGGTCTACCCACGTGCTATCGCCGTACGCGGCCTTGAGTGCCGCGCGTAGCTGTGCCTCGTCCGCCAAGTCGACGTC